GTATATAATAAATAGATAAAAGTTAGATAAATTTACTATATTGCAATTCCCCCAGCCACGTTTTAAGGGATGCAATACAATAATAAAAGTAAATATACCAAAAATAAATACGGAGCTATTAAACAAACGTTTAATGGTCGATCCTACCACTCCAAAGGTGAAGCAGCTTTTGCCCAACAACTAGAACTAAGAAAATTAGCTGGCGAAGTAGTACACATCAAGCCCCAACACAAGCTTCCATTATACGTTAATGGAGATTTAATCACAAGTTATTACATAGATTTTAAAGTTGAATTAGCCGATGGCTCTTTTGAGCTAATTGAATACAAGGGATTCCCCACTCCCCTATGGTTAGTCAAATGGAGATTAACAAAAGCCCTTTTAAAAGCTGGACAACTAGAAGGAGAAAACCCAGAAAACACAGTATTAATCTTAAAAACACAAAAGGATTTAAGATGAATCACAATAACATAATAATTAAAATACATTCTAAACACAAAGTATATTTAAAATATGCTGAAAAATTACTCCCTCTTTATTCTAGCATAAAGCCTGAAGATATTGTTCAAGATATGTATGTTAAAGTAATTGAAAAACTAAATAACAATTCCTTAACAGAAGAACGAATAAATCAAAATAACGAGCAAAAATACATATGCACTATTATAAAGAATTTGATAATAGATCACATAAATAAAAAAGAAATTACAACAACACAATTAAACGAAATAAATTCTTTTGATAAATCACTAGAAAACAACAACCACCACAAAGAATATTTATTAAATCTTCAACAGGCAATTGAAACATTCGATCATGTGCAAAAAAGAATATTTAATATTTATTTAAAAAAGAAAATTTGGATAGGTGAAAACTTAACTAGAAATGGAAATATAGTTGGTGTTAACTGGTGCTTAAAAAACAACAGTATTAAGAATATGCAAAGGGCAACTACTGTTTCTTTAAAGACTCTAAAAAGAAGAATTGCAAGAGGTAAAAACGATATTAAAAATTATGTAAATGGCAAGCAAAAGAAAAACTAAAAAGAAATCAAAAGGTTTAGGGGATTCAGTAGAGAAATTCACAGAAGCTACAGGAATAAAAAAGATTGTTAAATGGATTGCTGGTGATGATTGCGGTTGTGAAGCTAAGAAAAATCAAGCTAATCAAATGTTTAAATACAAGTCAAATCCTGAATGTTTAATTGAAAGCGAGTATCTGTATTTAAAAGAGTTTTTTAAAATAGAGAAACAAACTTTAAAACAAGACGAGCAAATAAAAATATTGTCAATTTCTAACAGAGTTTTTAAAGAAAATAAAAAAGCCTCTAGCTGTGGATCGTGTGCTAGAGAATTAATAAACCAAGTAAAACGACTATATGAAGTATACAAAGAAGAACATAACGAAAGTCAGGATTGACAAATACGTTGATAAATACAGCGAATTACATAAAATATTTAAAAAGATAAAAGAATATGAGTCAAGAGGAAGAAGCGAAAATATATAAAGACATATTTAATTTAATATATTTTAAGCATTGTATCACACCAAACAATCAAGAGTTTGGGGACGAGATAAGGCAAATCATTATTAAGGCTAAAAAAGAACCTGAACGAAGTTGTGATATAGATGACGAGGACTGTTTAAGTTGTGGAGCTTGAAACAAGTTAAAGTCATATCAAAGGTTGTAAATGGTAAACTAATTAGAAACAGAGCCAAAGTAAAACAAGCTATACAAAACTTTGAGGGCAAAGAAATTGAATTAATTGTAAAACGTAAAACCAATTACAGAAGCAATCAACAAAACGCTTATTATTTTGGGGTAATAATTCCAATAACAATTCAAGCCATACAAAATGAATGGGGCGAGTCCTGGGATATTGACAAAACACATAATTTATTTAAGTCTTTATTTCTATATGAAGAAAAAGTAAATCCAGAAACAAATAAGATTATTAAAATTCCGACGTCATCAACAGAAAACACAACTGAAAAACAAGAGGCTTTTCATTTAAAATGCAGAGAGTTTTTAAAAGAATGGTTTAATGTAGATGTACCGCTACCAAATGAAGAAATAGTATTTAATTAATTATGGCAAATAAAAAAAACATTGTATCACATCAATTTAAAAAAGGGCAAACAGGAAATTCTATTGGAAGAATTAGAGGCTCAAAAAATAGAAGTACAGTTATAAAAGAAATTTTAGACTTTTTAACGGAAGAATCAAACCCTCTTACAATGAAGTCTGAGAAAATGAGTCAGGAACAAATGTTGTATTTCGCATTGTTAAAAAGAGCTAAAAAAGGTGATGTTTCAGCAGCTAAAGTAATACTAGATTCTGCTTATGGTACAGCGATTCAATCTATAGAAATCAAAGAAAAAGAAAGGCCAATATTTAAACAACTCGATATAAGTGTTAATAGAAACGACAGCACAGAAGAAGATAATAGTACTAAGTAAAAGAATAAGAATAGTTCAAGGGGGTACATCCTCAAGTAAAACTTTTTCTATTATTCCTTTACTTATAGATCATGCCATAAATAATGAATTAAGCGAAATCTCTATTGTTTCTGAATCAATGCCTCATTTAAAAAGGGGGGCATTAAGAGATTTTAAAAAGATAATGGAATGGACTGACAACTTCTTCCCAGAAAATTACAACAAATCTAGCAGCACATACACTTTTGGAAACGGAAGTTTTATTGAATTCTTTGATGCTGGAAATCCTAGCAAATTAAGGGGAGCCAGGAGAGATGTACTTTTCATAAACGAGTGTAATAATGTTGATTTTGAAGCATATCAGCAATTAGCCATGAGAACAAGAGAATTTATCTATTTGGACTACAACCCCACTTTTGAATTTTGGGTCGACACAGAGCTTAAAAATGATGATGACGTTGAAAAAGTGGTGCTTACTTATCTAGACAATGAAGCAGCTCCAGAAGCAGCAGTAAAAGAAATATTAAAAGCAAAAGAAAAAGCAGACAAAGGAAATGATTATTGGATTAATTGGTTTAGAGTTTATGGACTTGGATTGACTGGAGTATTACAGGGCGCAATATTTACCAACTGGAAGGAAGGGCAATTTCAAGAAGTTAGTAAATCAGTTTATGGCCAAGATTTTGGGTTTTCTTCAGACGAAACAACTCTAGTTAAAACATGTATTGATACTGATAACAAAATCATCTATTTAAAAGAGTGTTTTTATTTAAAAGGTTTAACAAGTTCTGAAATAGCCTCTTTAAATATTAAACACGCTGGCAACGATTTAATAATAGCAGATAGCGCAGACCCTAGATTGATTAACGAAATAGCATCTAAGGGCTGCAATATATTTCCAACTATAAAAGGAAAAGGCTCTATTATTTACGGTATAAGCTTAATTCAAGACTATGATTTAATTGTTGATCCAGAAAGTTTAAATCTAATTAAAGAGCTTAAAAACTATGTTTGGCTTGAAAAGAAATCTCAAACCCCTTGCGATAACTATAATCATTTAATTGATGCTTTAAGATACTCAATAAGTTACCAACTAGAAAATCCCAACAGAGGGAAATACTATTTATATTAAAATCATGTACTCCGAAAATTAAAATTAACAGTTATAATAATATGAACCTTACATTAAATATACCTGAAAAACTAAGTGAAATTACTTTAAGCCAATATCAACATTGGTTAAAAATTGCTGAAGGCAAAGAATTAGATGAATTTTTACAGCAAAAAATGATTGAAATATTTTGCAAGATTCCTTTAAAACAAGTCTTATCAATTAAAGCAACTGACATAGATTCTATTACTGCTACAATAGGAAAACTATTTACGCAAGACGCAAAGCTAATAGACAGATTTGAGCTAAACGGAAAAGAGTTTGGATTTATACCAGACTTAGATAAAATTGCATTTGGTGCTTATATTGATTTAGATAAATATGTGGCAGATTGGCAATTAATGAATAAAGCAATGAGCGTTTTATTTAGGCCTATTACACTTAAAAAAAAGAACAAATATTTAATTGAAGAATATGAGTCAGCCGAAAAATATGATTTAAGAGAAATGACTTTAGACATTGCTTTTGGTGCATTGGTTTTTTTTTATCAATTAAAAAGCGAGTGTCAGAGTCATATCCTGAATTATTTGGCGACTCAAACGGAAGTGGAATTGCCACCAGCTCTGAGAGCTTCGCTAAAAAGTATGGATGGTACAGCTCCTTATATTCCCTTGCACAAGGAGATGTTAGAAGAATTAAAGACATTACAAAATTAAAGATGCACGAGTGTTTTTTAATGTTAGCATTTGAAAAAGATAAATACGAATTAGAAGCAAGCATTATTAAAAGAAACAGAAAATGACAAACGAAGATATTTTAAGTAAAGTATTAGAAACAAAAGGAGCTGAAGATTGCATCATGGTTTTAGGCTTTGGAGTTGCTTACATGGGGTTAACAGCCAATACACCAATAAAAGTAGTTTACGATTATTACAAATGCTTGGATAATTTAATACATGAGGGCGGTTATGATTTTGATGATGCTATTGATTATTTAGAGGATTTAATAAATGAGGATTTAGGCGAAAATGCTCCAATATACATAAAGCAAATATGAACAGTTATTTTAGAGTACTAGACAGCATTAAGCAAACAGTAAGCGCAGAGCCTTTTAATCACACAGTTACAAAAGGTAATATATCAGATATTGATTTAGAGAAACAGACTATATTTCCCCTATGTCATTTAATGCTTAACAGCGCAACAATTACACAAAATGCAGTACAATTAAGCATCACTATGTTTTTAATGGATATTGTAGATGTAAGCAATGAAGAAATAACAAATCAATTTGAGGGTAACGATAATACAGATGATATTTTAAATACTCAATTAGCATTAGCAACAAGGGTTTTAAGAGTATTACAAAAGGCTGATATTAATAGAGATCAATTTGAAATTGACGGAGATGCAAGCTGTGAACCTTTCTTAGAAAGATTTACTAATAATCTAGCTGGATTTGCAGTAACCTTTAGTGTAACAACTTCTACAGATATGACATATTGCTAAGTGAATGAGTTAACTAAAATATTAGAAAAATATGCTCAATATGTTGTAGACAAATCCAGAGCTAATTTAAAAAAAGGCGGTAAAAATGGCACTAGCGACAAGTCTGGTAAGTTGTCGCAAAGCATAGAATATAAAATTGTTAATGACAAGGTTACTTTTTTCAGTGAAAATTATGGTTCTTTTTTAGATCAAGGGGTTAAAGGTTCTAAATCAACTTATCCAGAAAGCAGCGCAAGTCCTTTTAAATACACTAACAAAAGACCTCCAGCTAGTGTATTTGATAAGTGGAGTATTAAGAGCGGAATAGCACCAAGAGATAAAAAGGGAAGGTTTATGAAAAGAAAATCATTAAGCTACTTAATTGCAAATAGCATATTTAAAAAAGGAATTAGAGCAACAGAGTTTTTCACAAAAGCGCAAGAACAAGCATTACCATTATTTGAAGATGATATGTTAGATGCTTTTTTAAACGATAATTTAAAAACAGAATGAGTACAATTATTAGGACTAGAAGTCCATATTTTATAAGAACACCAGAAGAAACAGACGCGACATTAGGTTATTTTGTAATTAGAATTACAATTAGAGAGGGTTTAATTAACTCGGGTGTTCCTTGTTCTATTCCTGATGTTGTTTTTATCTTAAATAAAAAACCAATTGGCAATGAAAATTCTGTTTCATTTGACATTAGCGAAATTGTAAATGATAGTTTATTGCAAACTTATAGTTCTACTCCAGTTGGAACTTATCAGTCATTATGGGTAGATGTGCAAACAAACGCAAGCACATTAGCTGGCGCGCCAATTGGAAGCGTAACCACAACGACATATTTAGCGCAAGAAGGTTTTAACAAATTTAAAGAGGGTGTTAATTATACAGTCCAAAAAACAGCAATGTTAACGGAGAATTACCTTGAATATTATAACGGCTCAATTATCTCTTTACCAATAAATGCTGAACTAGTTAATTCAATTAAATGGAAATATAATAATGTTACTCAGCAAATAAACAGCATTACAGATAATGGCAACAGTACCCAAAAAATACAATATATTTTATACAATTTAAGACAAGAAGTTGATCAAGTCGAGTTGACTATTGCTGGTGCTACTATTATTATAAAATTAAAAGCAGTTGAAGAATGTAAATATCCAGTTAATAAAATTACTTTTTTAAATAGGTGGGGCGCATTTCAAAATTTATATTTCTTTAAAAAATCAACTGAAAGTTTAGATACTACCAGAGAAAATTACAACGCAAGTATTTTTAAAACAAAGTCAATATCAAGAACTTTAGTTAATGAAGAATGCGAAGTCACAACTAATTTCAACACTTACAATATTTTTGAACATTCTAAAAAAACATTTAATGCAAATGGCGTTGAATCTATTACTTTAAATAGCGGCTATGTTTCAGAATTAAACAACTCTTATTTTGAGGAATTAATGGTAAGTGAATATGTTTGGCTAACAGATACTAACAACGTAGTTTATCCAGTTAATTTAAAAGAAAGTTCATTTAATAAAAAAACAGGTCTTAATGATGGTTTAATTAATTACACAATGAATTTTGAAAAGTCATTTAGTCTAATAAATAATATTAGATAAATGCAACAAGTCATTTTATACATAGCACCTGAAGTAGTTGGAACTACCACCCCGTCAGATTTTGTAAGAGTTGATTTAATGGAAGAAGAACTAATTACATTAACTCAAGTAATACAAGATGTCCAAGACATTGAAAAGCTGTTTACTGATTATAGTAAAACTTTTAATTTGCCAGCATCAAAAACAAATAACAAGATTTTTAAATATTGGTTCAATCCAGATGTAAACAATTTTAATAGCCAAGTTTTTTCTAGCGCAAGAATAGAACTAAATCATTTTGAGTTTAAAACTGGTAAAATACAACTTAATGAGGTTGTTATGAAAGATCAAAAACCATCAATGTATAAGGTTACTTTTTTTGGTGAAACTGTAGATTTTAAAAACGCTATTAATGAAGATCAATTAAGTAATTTGTCCTGGTTAAATAATTTTGATTTTCAAGAACAGACACTAGCTGGCTTTGACAAAGTTAAGGAGGGTTTAAAAAATGGTTTAAATTTTACTGTAGATGGTGTTACTTATAACGATGCAATTATTTATCCATTAATCACGCATACTGGATCATATAGTTACACTTTTAATGCAGATTTTTCAAACCCTTACAATATTAACGCAAGTGGAGCAAACGCCACTAAAAGAGGGGTATTAAAAGAAGATTTAAAACCAGCAATTACAATAAGAATTATATTAAAAGCAATTGAAGAACAATACGGAATAAAATTTAAAACAGGCGAATTTTTTGATTCAAGCGCATTAAATAATTTGTATTTGTGGCTACATAGGGAGAAAGGTAAAATCCCTTTAAATGGTTACTGGAATAGTTACAATTCTTATTCAAGAACGTCAGGAGATGCACAACTAGAAAACAGCGGTAATGCGTACGGATATTATGATATAAATCAAGGTGTTTTTTATTGGGATAAATTTCCAGATACACCATTTAGCCCATCTTATGTAGATGATACCACTATTACTGTAACAATAACTCCTTTGGCTTCATTTACTAACGTTTTGTATGATGCAAATATTGTAAATGCCAATACAGGTCAAGTTTTAAAAGCAGTTAGCCAAATAAGTGGAATACAAACAGTTATACTTAAAATAAATAAAGATGGTTCTAATGGTGCTATGATATTAAGCGATGTTAATACACACCCCGCAAAAATAATCACAACATTAAATGCAAATGAAGTAATTGAATTTAATTACTCTATTAAAATTGATAGGTATGTTCGTTATGCAGAATTTATTTCCCTTAATTGGAACTCAATCACAATAGATTTAACAGCAACATTTGCTCCAACAACTGCAACACAAACACCAACTTCTGGTGATATTGTTGTAAATGACCAAATGCCAAAATTAAAAGTAAAAGATTTTCTAAATGGTTTATTTAAGCAATTTAATTTAACTGTTTTTTTAAATTTACAAAAAGAAATAGTAGTTCAAACATTAGACAGCTTTTATGCTGGTGGCGAAACTCAAGATATAACTGAATATATTAAAACAGATACACATTCTGTAGGAAATTCACTTCCATTTAGTGAAGTTGATTTTGAATATTCAGACCCAAAAACAATTTTAGCGCAAGCATTTCAGCAAATAAATAATCAAAAATACGGAGAATTAAATTATAGACTTGATGTAAGTAAAAAAAATATTTATCAAATAAAACTTCCATTTTCTCAAATGCTTTTTGAAAGGTTAAAAAATATTGGTCTTGGAAATTCATTAACACAAGCTCAAGTAGGCACATCAATAAATGAAGATTTAGAACCTGCAATTGGTGCGCCTTTAATTTTTTATGGAATAAGAATTGTTGACGCTGATGAATTTATTAATTACGTTTCTGGCACTTCAAGACCTGAGGGCGGTGGTCTTGCGCCTACTGCTGGAACAAGATCTAGTTTAGACACTTATTTTATACCTAGTGTATGCAATGAAGTTGGTGATTCAAGCACTCCACCAACACACAATTTAAACTTTGGTAGTGAAATAAACACCTATACATTAACAGATTATAGCGGTAATAATAACAGTCTTTTTCAAACTTATTACGAAAATTATATAACAAGAGTATTTAACACCAGGACACGACTATTTAAGTTTGATGCTGTACTGCCTTTGAAGGTACTTTTAACGCTAACCTTAGATGATTTAGTAATAATAGGTACAAGAGCTTATACAATCAATAAAATGACAACCAAGCTGCAAAGTGGAGAAACATCATTTGAACTATTAAACGAACCAAGCTAATGAAGATAATATTTCAAGCCTTAGAATTTTGCAAAGAAAATAAGCTATACAGTAAAAATATAAATATTGCTTTAGGTATTAATAAAATTCCAATGACAATTAAAGAGGGTTTACAACAATTAAAAATGAAAAAGAATGATTACTAAGATATTAAATCTTATAGTTAAGACTGAAAGCGCAGAAAAAAACGTTAAAAATCTTAATAAGGATTTAGAAAAAACTGAGGGGGATTTATCAGGAATCGAAAACGCTGGCGATAAAGCAACAGGCGGCATGATTAGCGGATTTAAAGGGGCAACTTCTGCAATTGGTGGAGTTATAAAAGGTTTTAAGTCAATGCGAATGGCAATTATTGCTACTGGTATTGGTGCTTTAGTACTTGCAATTGTTGCTATTGGTGCTGCCTTCACACAAAGTGAAGAAGGACAAAACAAGTTCAATAAAATAATGGGTGTTTTAGGCTCTATTACTGGCAACTTATTAGATGTTTTATCAAGTCTTGGTAAATCTTTAATTTCTGCTTTTGAAGACCCAAAGAAAGCTATTGAAGATTTTTCACTTTTAATAAAAGAAAATATTACTAACAGATTTGAAGGGTTAATTGAATTATTACCACAACTTGGCAAAGCAATAAAATTATTGTTTCAACTTAAATTTAAAGAAGCTGGAAAAGTAGCAACAAATGCAGTTGGAAAAGTAGCTTTAGGAGTTGAAAATGTAGTTGAAAAAACACAAGAAGCAATTAATAAAACAAAAGAATTTGTAAAAGAACTTGAAGAAGAAGGTAAAATTGCTGCAAAGATTGCAGATGATAGAGCCAAAGCAGATTTAATTGATAGAAAAAACACAGTAGCTAGAGCAAAGGCAAATAGATCAAATGCTGATTTAAGATTTAAAGCAGAACAAAGAGAAAAATTCTCAGTACAAGAACGAATTAAATTTTTAGAGGAAGCTTCTGCAATTGAAGAAGAAATCACTAACAAAGAAATTGAGTCAGCAAGATTAAGATTTGAGGCTAAAAGAGCTGAAAACAAATTAAGCAAATCAACTAAAGATGATAAAAACGAAGAAGCACAATTAGAGGCACAGTTAATAGAGCTAGAAACATCAAAACTAAGGATGCAAAAAAGGCTTCAAACTTCTTTGACAACTTTTAGGAATGAAGAAAAATCCGCTGCAAAACAAAGAAAAGCAGAGGCTCAAGCTGTTATTGATGCAAATAAAAAGATTGCAGATCAAGCAATAATTGCAGAAAACAAAAGAATTGCAGCAATTAATGATGCAAATAAAAAAATAGCAGATGAAGCAATAATTGCAGAAGCTAAAAGAATTGCAGCAATTGAAGCTTCACAAAATGCTGCAGATATTAAAGAGGCAGAAAGGCAAGATAAACAATACAATTTATTGCAAGAGCTTCAAAACACAGCAGAAGAGCAAGAGCTTTTTAAATTAACTCAACAATATGACGCTAAATTTGAGTTAGCTATGGGTAATGCTGAATTAGAAAAAGCACTACAAGAACAACAACAAATTGATTCAATTGCTATTGAGGACAAGTATAATCAAGAAAGATTAGCAGTAACAACAGCAGCAAACAAAAAACTTTCTGACGAATCAGACAAATTAGCACAAACAAAAATAAATAATCAAAACCAAATATTAAACGCTACAAGTTCAGCGCTTAACTCTATTGGCCAAATTGCTAACGCCTTTGCTGGCGAAGATGAAGAAAGGGCAAAGAAAATGTTTAACGTTAGTAAAGGTTTAGGAATAGCTCAGGCAATAATTGCCACATCTCAGGGTATAATGAACGCATATGTTAACCCTATTGACGTTGCTAGTGGAGTGGCGTTTGCTAAAAGTATTGCAATCGGTTTAGCTGGAGCTGCTCAAATAGCGACAATAGCTACAACACAATTTAAAGGAGGAGGAAGCACTTCACCATCGCCAGCTCCAACATCATCTGGAGGAGGAACTTCACCAAGTCAGCCCCCTAGTTTTAATGTTGTTGGTACTAGCCCCATAAATCAAGTGGCGGGAGCTTTAGGCTCTCAACCCCCAATACAAGCATTTGTAGTGGCTGGCGCAGTTACAAACGCTCAACAATTACAAAACAATACAATTAATCAGGCAACATTTTAAAAATAAAAACAAAAAAAAAACAAATGGAAATAATAGAATTATTATTAGATGAAGAAAGCGAAAACGCTGGAATAGAAGCAATCTCAATAGTTTCTGAGGGTGCAATTGATAGCGATTTTATCTCAATGGCAAAACAAGAAATACAATTAGCGCAAGTTGACAAAGAACAAAAACTATTAATGGGTGCAGCATTAATTCCAGACAAGCCGATTTATAGAAAAGACAAAGACAAAGAATATTATGTTTATTTCTCAAAAGAAACAGTAAAAAAAGCTAGTCAATTATTCTTTATGAATGGCAATCAAAATAATGCAACGTTAGAGCATAAAATGGAGATTGAGGGAATGACAATTGTTGAATCATGGCTAGTAGAAGATAAAAACATGGATAAATCAAAAGCTTATGGGTTAGACGTCCCAAAAGGTACTTGGATGGTAACCATGAAAGTTAATAATGACAAGGTTTGGGATGAATATGTTTTGAGCAAGAAAGTAAAGGGGTTCAGTATTGAAGGTTTTTTCGCCTCAAAGGGAGAGATTAAAGAAAAAATGAGTGTAGTAGATGAATCAGAAGCTAAGATTGAAGAAATAAAGAACCTTTTTAGAGATGTTAAACTAATGTCAACTGTAGTAAATGATGATTTTGCTATAATAGATGACAGATTAGGATATTCAACACAAGAAAAAGCCGAAGAAATGGCTAAAAATATCGGTTGTATAAGTTTTCACACTCATAATTTTGAAGGGAAAGATTGGTTCATGCCATGTGAAAAGCATATAAAAGATGATTATAATGAAAAATAACAAATCATACGGAGTTGGCGAAACTCCTAGTAGTTCAAGCCCTAGAAATAGCAGACGAGGTTGTCTGTGCAAAGACAATACGTACAACGTTAAGTGCTGTGATGGCACTCTAAGAGCGCAAGGAATAGGCAAGGGATAAAAACGACCCTTTTTTAATGTTTCATAGTCTTTATTATATGAAGGCTAATGAAATGTTAAAAAAAATCAAAGGTATTATAGGAGTTGAACTTGCAGAAACACCTATAAAACTAGAGGAAATGGTTCTTGATAACGGAACTGTTTTAGTATCTGAAATTTTCGAAGCTGGACAAGCTATATTTATTAAAGGTGAGGACGATGTTCAAATCGCTTTACCTGTCGGAGAATACAAATTAGAGGACGGAAGAATTTTAAACGTTGAAGTTGAAGGCGAAATCAAAGAAATCGTTGAAGCTAAAGACGAAGTCGTAGTCGAAGATGAACCTGTTGCAGTAGTAGAAGAATTAGCTGAAGAAGCTGATGTTCAAGACTGGGCTGGTATGCAAAAGCGAATCGAAAATCTCGAAATAGCGGTCGCAAGCCTAAAAGCAGACAAAGAAAACAAAACTGATGTTGATATGACGGTTACGGATAACGGATCGTTAAAATCGCGCACAGTAAAAGAAGAATTCACAGAAGATATTAAAGAAGATTCTAAGAAAGAAATCAAAGAAGATTCTAAAGACAATAAAGAGAAGCTTTCTGCTACTCCAATTAAACACAACCCCGAAACTAAAAACAGCCTAAAAAACATGGATGGGATTAGAACCTATTCAGACACTTTACAAAATAGGATTTACAACAAACTAAACAATTAAAAAACAAAAAATAAAAAATTATGCCAAATTTTGATTTAACAACAACTTATGCGGGTGAGTTTAAGGACAAATATGTAAGAGCTATGCTTTTAAGTGGCAAAACACTTGAAAACGGAGGAATGACAATATTCCCAAACGTAGCTTATAAAGAAGTAATACAAAAAGCAAATTTAGGCGGTAGTCTTATTACTAATGCTGATTGTAATTATGTAACTAGCGGAGATTTAACGCTTACTGAAAGAATATTAGAAGTAGAAGAATTCCAAGTAAATAGAACGGAATGCGTAAAAAACTTTTCACAAACTTGGCAAGCTGCACAAATGCAAGCTTCTGTTAATGATGCTGCATTACCAGCTACATTTTCTGATTTTATAGTTCAATATTATATAGCTAAGATTGCTGCTCAAATGGAGAACACGATTTGGCAAGGAGCGACGGCCACAACTGGAGAATTTGACGGAATCACAGTTATTTTAGCTGCAAATGCTGCTTCTTTAGCTGGCGGCGCTGTTGTAACTGGAACTACTGTTGATGCTGCAAACGTAATCGGAGAAATGGCAAAAGTTTTAGATAATGTTACTTTAAACAGTCCAGCATTGTTAGGACAAGATGATTTAAGAATTTATGTAAGTTCTTCAATTTTTCAAGCTTACATCAGAGCGCTTGGCGGTTTTTCAATAACTAATACTGGTACTGATAATAAAATGACTCAATGGTGGGATGGAAAATCAGGACTTACTTATGATGGTGTTCAAGTGTTTTTAGCTCCAGGGCTTCCAGCAAATGACATGGTAGCAACTACTATATCTAACCTTTATTATGGTTGTGGAATACTAGAAGATTTATCAGAAATAAGATTAATCGATACAAGTGAAACTCTTGGAGATCAAAATGTGAGATTTGTTGCAAGATGGAAAGCTGGCGTTCAAGTTGGATTGCTAGAAGAAGTAACATACTACAGTTAATTAATTAATAATAATGGGGGGTTGTAATACTCCCCTTTTTAAAACTAAAAAAAATGAGTTGCGATCTCTCTCAAGGCCGAAAAGTCCCATGTAAAGACAATTTAGGATCAATCCAAAATGTTTATTTCTGTGATTTTGATGATTTAAAATCATTTACCTTAACTGCTGACGAAGTAACTGACGCTGCTGCTTCTGGTGCTGCTGTTAGCCTTTATAAATACGAATTAAAAGGAGCAAATTCTTTAGAAACTAATATAGTATCAAGTCCAGATAATGGAACTACTTTTTTCGAATCTACTTTAAATCTAGTATTACATAAATTAACTAAAGAAGATAATTTACAAATAAAATTATTAAGTTTTGGGCGTCCTAGAATTATAGTACAGGACATGAATAATAACTTCTTTTTGGTTGGAAAAAGCCATGGATGTTCAGTTAGTTCTGGTACTGCTGTGACTGGAGCTGCATTTGGTGATATGGCGGGTTATACGCTTGGCATGTCAGCAAGCGAGCCACTTTTGCCGAATTTTATTTCTGGAGCAACTGAAGATAACCCTTTTGCTGGTTTAGCTGCTGTTTCAGAACTAACAACTGTTGTAGTGGGTACAAATAGTTAAAAAAAATTTAGTGGGTTCTTTGCTTACGCATTGGACAGGGGAATGAAGAAGGGCGGTAGATTAATTTTTAACCGCCTTTTTTTTTAAAAATATTAAATGCAAATAGTAACAACAACAGGAAGCAGAAAATTTTACACAATACCTAGAGTTAATTTTTTAGGTAGTAAAACATATGAATTAAAAATAACATCAGAACAACAAAATAAATTGATTTACACAGATTCCACAGCCACATTTACAGACTTAAAATATTATTATAGTTATGATTTGTCAGAACCTCTTTTAGAAGCTAATTTTTACACTTTAGAAATTAACAACTTAACAGATGGCACATTAGAATTTAGAGATAAAATATTTTGCACAAATCAAACTATTTCCACTTTTAGTATATCTAAAAATGTATATGTAGAAGCTTCAACTGGGAATGATGAATATGTATATTATGGAGAGTAACGTTCACTTAGTAGAATTAAACGAATATCAAAGGCCAGAAGTAACTGAGGTTGTTAATCGTGACTGGGTTGGTATAGGTGCTGACAACATGTATTATAAGGCGGTTATAGACGCTTACATGGATTCAACCACTAATAGTGCTGTAATTAACGGAATAGTTGACCAGATATTCGGAAAAGGCTTAGATGCAACAGATTCTAATAAAAAGCCAGATCAATATGCTAAAATGAAGTCTTTGTTATCTTCAAAAGATTTAAAGAACGTATGTCAAGACCTTAAATTATTAGGTGAAGGTGTTTTACAAATTAGTTATAGTAAGGGAAAGATGGCTAAAATCAGTCATTTTCCAAGGGAAACACTAAGACCTGAAGTATGCAATGAAGAAGGAGATATTGAGGCTTATTATTATGCTGCTGACTGGAGCAAAGTAAGGAAAAGTTCTAAATTAAAAAGAATTGCAGTATTTGGTTCTGGTGAAGAAAACGAATTATACATAATTAGAAGATATGTACCAGGTTATTTTTATGTCAGTCCAATTGATTATCAGTTAAGCTATGCAACCCTAGAAAAAGAAATTGGAGATTACTTAATAAACGATTGTAAAAATGGTTTTTCAGGCACTAAAATTTTGAATTTCAATTCAGGAATCCCAGATATTGAAAAACAACAGGAAATCAAGACCAAAGTTTTAGATAAATTAACTGGATCAAATGGTGAAAAAGTCATTGTTAGTTTTAATAATAATGCAGAAGGAAAAGCAACTATTGACGATGTAAGTTTAACAGATGCGCCAGAACATTACAGTTTTTTAAGTGAGGAATGTAAGAAAATGATAATGTTAACACACCGAGTAACATCTCCTTTATTGCTTGGCTTAAGTTCTGCAAATGGCTTTTCTAGTAATGCACTAGAAATTGTAAACGCTTCTAACCTATTTAACAACATAGTAATTAAGCCTTATCAATTATTAATAACTGAATCTTTAGAAGATATATTTTCAAAAGCAGATATTAATTTAAGCCTGTATTTTAAAACTATTGAACCACTTGAATTTATTGAAATAGATAAGAGCTTAGATAAAGAAATAATTGAAGAAGAAACTGGTATTTCAGTAGAAGATCAAGAAAAAGGTTCAATTATAGATTCAGATAAAATGCCAACAGAAGAAATTGAAATTGACAAAGTAGATGCCTCTTACAATGGCGCGCAAATCTCTAGCGCAATTGATATTGTGGCAAAAGTTAAAGAAGGTGTTTTATCAGAGGCTCAGGCAATAGTGTTTTTAATACAATTTTTACAATTACCCGAATCAGTAGCAAGGGGTTTTTTTAATTCTAGTGCTGATGTTCTATTTGCTAAAATGACTAATAAAAATAATGAAGATAATTCACTAACAGAAGAAGAAGAAAAATCTGTTTTAGGTTCTTTAGCTGAGTCAGGCGAAGTAATGAGCGAAGAATATGTCTTTGTTGATGAAATAGACGAGGATTCAGACGATGAAAACGAGGACTGGGCTAATTACCTTATAACAGAAAAAAAAGGGCTGTTATCGAAGATTAAGAAATTTGCTGACGTTGTAAGCTCAAAGAAAAAAGGAAATGTTTTTAGCGTTTTAGATTCTCCAAATGGTTTATATAAAATTAGATATAAAT